AACAACGGTCAATCAGACCAAACTGACTGTGAATTGGCATGGGCAAACTTTAGAAGCGTTGTGCGTCAATTTACCCAAGCATCGGAAAAGACTAACCGAGTTCACCCAACCCAAAAGCCTGTTTCTTTAATGGAATGGATTATTAAACGCTTCAATGTGTCAGCCAAGACTATTGCCGATTATTTTGGTGGTTCAGGTTCAACCTTAATTGCGGCAGAAAAGCATGGATTACAAGCATTTATTATGGAATTTGACCCTAAGTTTTGCGATGTAATAGTCAAGCGTTGGGAAGACTTTACTGGCAAAAAAGCTATTTTAGCGGAGTTATAAAAATGGCTGATAAGGGAAGACCCGCACACAAACCAACCCAAGAATCCCGTGATACGGCTAAACGCTTATCTGCATTGGGCGTACCCCATGAGGATATAGCTAGTAGGCTAAAGATAAGTGCTGATACTTTGGTTAAGTATTACAAAGAAGAACTAGACGAAGGGCGTATAGATGCTAACGCTGCTATTGCTGGTACGCTATTTCAACAGGCTAAGAAAGGTAATACTGCGGCGGCTATCTTTTGGCTAAAAACTAGGGCTAGATGGAAAGAAACCCAAGTCAACGAGGTTACAGGCCAAGACGGTGGCGATATAAAGATTTCTTGGGCAGATGCCTAACATTAAGCTAAAGTACCGCCCTAGACCTATATTTGCTGACTTTCATGGGCGTAAGCAACGCTGGTCTATTGTTATTGCCCACCGCAGGGCAGGTAAAACCGTAGCCTGTATTAACGACCTTATCATCAAAGCGGGGTTAGAAAACAAGCCAAATGGAAGATATGCCTATATTGCACCCTACCATAGCCAAGCCAAGTCTATTGCTTGGGATTATCTGTTGCGTTATAGCCAGCCTTTATACCGCAAACATAATCAATCAGAACTGTGGGTTGAGCTTGTCAACGGGTCAAGAATTCGCTTATTTGGTGCAGATAATCCTGATGCACTTAGGGGTATGTACCTAGACGGTGTAATCCTAGACGAATATGCTGATATGAAGCCTAGCGTATGGGGTGCTGTACTTAGGCCATTATTATCTGACCGCATGGGTTGGGCTGTGTTTATTGGTACGCCAAAGGGTCATAACGCCTTTTATGACATATACCAACACGCAGAAATAAACAAAGCCGATTGGTTTAGCAAGGTATTGCGAGCTAGCCAAACCAAGATATTGCCCCAAGCCGAGCTAGACGATGCCTTAAAATCTATGTCTATTGACCAATATCAACAAGAGTTTGAATGTAGCTTTGAAGCTGCCATACTCGGTGCTATATACGGCACAGAGATGCGTTTACTTACCGATGCCGACCGAATCACCAAAGTAGAGTGCGACACCATGTTTCCTGTGCATACGGCATGGGATTTGGGCTTTAATGACGCTACGGCTATTTGGTGGTTTCAAGTGGTGCATGGCGAGATTCGGGTGCTGGACTACCACGAAGCACATGGTCAACCGATTGTGTATTACGCTAATCAGATTAAAGAACGACCCTATGAGTATGGTACACATTGGCTACCGCATGACGCTAGAGCAAAAACATTAGCAAGCGGTGGTAAGTCAATAATTGAACAATTAATGGATAAATTACCCCAAAAAAGCGGAAATTTGTTTAAAATTGTACCTAATCTGTCATTACAAGACGGTATTCAAGCTACAAGAATGGCATTGGCTAGGACTTGGTTTGATGCGATGAAATGTAGTGAAGGCATAGAATGTTTGCGTCAGTACCAACGGGAATACGATGAAGATAAAAAGGTATTTCGAGATAAGCCTAGACATGATTGGACAAGTCATGGAGCGGATGCTTTTAGGATGCTTTCTATTGCTTGGCGAGATGAAACAGAGATTGAGCGACAAAATGCACCGATTCGTGGCATTACTGTCGGAGAGAATGAAACTACGCTAGAAGAACTGTGGCGAAGCACACCAACAATTAAACACCAAAGGTATTAGGTATGAACGATACGCTAAACAAGACTTACGAAGATTGGTACAACACCATCGCCCAATACGACAAGTCATTTCGGGAATGGGAATCAAGAGTACCCCGTATCATTAAGCGTTATCGTGATGACAGCCGTACCCGTAATAACCCAAATGCTCGCTTTAATATTCTTTGGTCTAATGTTCAGGTTATCAAACCAGCTATCTTTGCTAGACTTCCCCGCCCTGATGTAAGCCGTAGATTCCGTGACAACGACCCGATTGGGCGTGTAGCGTCAATGATGCTTGAACGGGCTTTGGAGTATGAGGTTGAGCATTACCATGACTACCGTTCAGCTATGGACAATGCGGTGCTTGACCGCTTATTGGGTGGGCGTGGCACGGCATGGGTACGGTATGAGCCACATATTGTTGCAGAGCAAAACAACATCAACGAAGGTATTGCAGGTCAAATGCCCGAAGATGGGCTACAAATTACAGAGGATGCCGATGAATCAGAAACGGAAAACGCTGAATTGGTGGAATCGCAGGAACGCATTGAGTATGAATGTGCTCCCGTTGATTATGTGCATTGGCGGGATTTTGGTCATACTGTTGGTCGTACTTGGGAAGAAGTAACAGCCGTATGGCGTAAAGTCTATATGAGCCGACAAGCTCTAATTGACCGCTTTGGCGAAGAAGTAGGCGGTAAGATTCCGCTAGATACCAAGCCTGACACCGACAGATGGGCTACCAAACAGATGGTTGCCGAGCATTACCAAGCCTGTATCTATGAGATTTGGGATAAAGAGCAAGGTAAGGTCTTTTGGATTAGCAAGTCAATGGGCGAGATTCTTGATGAGAAAGATGACCCACTACAGTTAGAGGGATTCTTCCCATGCCCTAAACCCATGTACGCTACGCTGACAACTGACAGCTTAGAGCCTGTACCTGACTTTGTTCTATACCAAGACCAAGCAAAGCAATTAGATACATTGGCTGACCGCATTGATGGCCTTGTAAACGCTTTGAAAGTGCGTGGTGTTTACGATGCTTCCGAGCCAAGCCTTGCACGACTATTTTCTGAGGGCGAGAACAATACTTTGATTCCAGTCAAGAATTGGGCTGCCTTTGCTGAGAAACAAGGCATGAAAGGTGCTATTGACCTTGTAGATATAACCCCAATCGCCCAAGCATTGACGATGGCTTATCAGGCAATGGAGCAAATCAAGGGTCAAATATACGAGATTATGGGTATTGCCGACATTCAGCGTGGGCAGACCGACCCCAATGAAACGCTTGGGGCACAAATTATTAAGTCTAACAACGCTGCTGGCAGACTTAAAAATATGCAACACGCAGTCGTGGACTTTGCTACTGAATTGCTTTGCATTAAGGCACAGATTATCTGTAAGCATTTCACGGATGACACTATCGTAAAAATTAGTGGTGCAATGCAACTAAGCCCACAAGACCAAGCCTTAGTGCCACAAGCCTTAGCTTTGTTAAAAGATGAGCCCGCCAAGAACTTCCGTATTGAGGTCACTAGCGATTCAATGATTTATCAGGATGAGCAACAAGAAAAAGCCGACAGAATCGAGTTTTTGGGTGCGTTATCCCAGTTTATGAACCAAGCCTTGCCTGTAGCTACCCAAGCCCCTGAGCTAACACCATTACTCATGGAGATGCTTAAGTTTGGTGTGACTGCGTTTAAAGCTGGCAAAGGTATGGAAGGGCTTATTGATGAAACTGCCGATGATTTTAGAAACAAGGCTAAAGCGATGGAAGGCCAACCCAAACCCCCACCAGTTGAGGTTCAGAAGATTCAGGCTCAATCTCAAGCTAAGATGCAAGAAATGCAGATGTCAGTCCAGCTTGAACAGCAAAAGATGGCTGCTCAGGTTGAACTGGAGAAAGCTAAACAAGAGTATCAGGCACAAGAGAATCAGCTTAAATTCCAATTGGAAGAACAGCGTAATGCTCAAGACCGTGAGATGGAGATGAAGTTAGCTCAGATGAAGATGATGACTGAGCGTAACACCCAACTTTTGCTTGCTTACATTAACAACGGGGCTAAGATTGAAACCGCCCGTATTTCGGCTGGCGTAGATAGCGGTGAGGGAATCCCTGAAATGTATGACATGGATGAGGACATGGTAAAAGCCCAAGAACATCCCTTAGCCCCGATTGCTAACGCTATTGCACAAGGCAACGCAGAAATGACAGCGACTTTAGGTGCTTTGATTGATAAACTTAACCAACCCAAACAAGTTCTCCGTGATGAGAACGGCAAAATCATAGGAGTAACAAATGGCTAGTAATCTAAAGTATTCCAACGGCACACGAAATGCCCAACAAAATGGGCTTATTACCTATGCAGGGTCAGGTGCATTAATTAACATCTATGCTGGTAGCCAACCCGCTAATGCCAATACAGCCATATCAGGGCAAACCCTACTGGTTACCCTTACAGTATCAGGTTCGTTTGGTACGGATAGCAACGGAACGATTACTTTATCGACTGTAACGAATGGCACGGCAGTAGCGACTGGCACGGCAGCTTTCTTTCGCATCACCCAATCTAACGGTTCTACCGTAGTTATGGATGGTTCGGTAGCTACAAGCGATGCTGACTTGGTGCTAAACAATACAAGTATTGCTACAGGTCAGGTTGTCAGCATTTCCGCAGGTACTATTATCAGAGCAAACCAGTAAGGATAAATTATGGCTTTAGTCCTCAAGGATAGGGTCAAAGAAACGACAACCACTACTGGCACAGGCTCATTTAGTCTTGCTGGTGCGGTTACGGGGTACGATTCTTTTGGTCAAATTGGCACAGGTAATACGACCTATTACGCTGTTTACTTAGACGGTGGTTCTGAGTGGGAAGTGGGTATTGGTACTTATACCGCACCCTCAACCCTATCCCGTGACACCATCCTAGCGTCTAGTAACTCAGGAAGTATTGTTACATTTAGTGCAGGGCAAAAGACTATTTGGTGCGATTACCCCGCAGGTAAAGCTGTATATACCGATGCCGCAGGCAGTATTTCTCAGCCAATCGTAAATATTTCAGGTATTACAGGTGACATATCTACCCCTGATTCCATTACTTTTGATACAACCGCAGCAGAAAACTCAGCCGTAGCCAAGCTATTTTGGGATGACGGGGATGGTGTTCTGTCTAACGGATTAAAGGGTGGCAATGTCACTTTGCAGATTGGTACGCAAGAGTTTGCTAGGGTTTATAACGATAGCGGTACAACCTTAACTAAAGGCCAAGCAGTCTATATTTCAGGGGCACAAGGTAACCGTGTAGCCGTAAAACTAGCAAGAGCTGATGTAGAAGCCACATCGTTTGGCACGATTGGATTGGTTGCTGAAACCATGACTAGCGGTGCAGAGGGCTTTATTATCGTATCAGGTGCTTTGTACAAGCTAAATACTTCAGGTTTAACTGCTGGTGCGACTGTTTATTTATCGCCTACGACTGCTGGTGCAGTTACGACAACTAAACCCCAAGCCCCTGACCAACTCGTAGTTATTGGTTGGGTAGAGCGGGTTGATAACATCGTAGGGTCTATCTATGTCAAGATTGATAACGGATATGAATTAGACGAATTACATGATGTACGCATTACTAGCCCCCAAAGCGGTAATGTATTGATTTATGACGCTACTACAACCCCAGTTGGTGTATGGAAGAACGCAAACCTAACAGACGGCACAGGCATCTCAATTACCGAAGGGGCGGGTTCAGTAACCATAGCGAATACTGGTGTTACCGCTCTCTCTGCTGGTACAGGCATATCCGTATCGGGTTCGACTGGTAGCGTTACTGTAACGAACACCGCCCCCGACCAAACGGTTAGCCTTACTGCTGGCACAGGCATTAGCACTAGCGGTACATACCCTAACTTTACGATTACCAACACCGCACCTGACCAAACGGTAGCTATTTCGGCAGGAACAGGCATATCTGTATCAGGCACATATCCTAGCTTTACCGTTACAAATACAGCCCCTGCCGTAAACTTTACCTATACAACCAACTATATTCCGTATGGTCAAGGCACAACCACGCCAACTCAATCGGCTAATCTGACTTTTGATGGCACAACACAAACCGCCCCAATCCAAAGGGCAAGCAACGGGATTGTGACCAACAATAAAACTATCGGCACTAGCTTTACGATTCCATCTACAGATAACGCTATGTCGTCAGGGCCAGTAACGCTGTCGGCTGGTGTAACAGTCACAGTATCTAGCGGTTCTCGTTGGGTAGTCCTATAAGATGTTAGGCTTTAACGCCTTTTCTGAACAGGCAATATCGGACATAAGTTTGCCCGTTATTACGGGTGTTTTATACGCTACCGACAGCAACGACACAGTAAGCCTGACTGGTGAAGTATTAGTAACGGGAAGCATTAATACTACCGATGGCACAGACTATGCCTTACTAAGTGGCGAGAACAGGGTTGACGGGGTATTAGATACTACGGATAGCCCTGATACCGACCAATTTACAGGTGCAGTAGCCGTAAATGGCGTACTAAGTGCTACAGATGGCACAGACACCGCAAGCCTATTGGGTGCAGTCAATGTATCAGGAATCATCAATACAACAGACGGAACTGACACCGCCTTATTGATTGGTGAAGCTGGCCCTGCCCCATCACCTACAGGTATTGACACACATGACGGCTTTACGCCTGAAGAAATCCGCAGAGCTAGACGCTTAGATGCCAAGATTAGGGCTAGACAGCTTGCACTTTACAAAGCCCAACAAGAAGCCAAACAACGAAGAAAACAACAGATTCGTGACTTGGTTGACCCACCAAAAATTGTTGCAAAACAAAAACAAAATAAATTACAATCTATTCAAGAGGTTAAGGCTGATATACCGTCAGTTGATACTACAGAATTAGAGCGGTCTATTGCCTACCTTGAGAACCAAAGAACCAACCTGTTAAAAGCGGTTGCTTATAGGCAAGAGGTAGCAAGGTTACAGACCGAACTCGCCATCCTAGAAGCTAAACGCCTAGCAGAACTAGATGACGAGGAAAGCATATTACTACTGACATAAAAGCCTTATACAAGTTAGCCTACGACCATTTACACGCAGGGCGGTACGAAGCGGGGTTTAGGTACTTTGAATATAGATGGCATAAAGACATTATGGGGGAGCAGTCAGTACCTTATACCCCTGCCCTTTCAATTCCTGTATGGCGTGGAGAATCCTTATTAGGCAAATCCATTGTGGTGCAGATGGAGCAAGGCTATGGCGATGTATTGCAGTTCTATCGCTTTCTGCCAGCCTTAAAAGTCATGGGGGCTAAAAAACTAATTGTTTTGCAAGAATCCTCATTGCATTACCTTATCGGTCAGATGGAATGTATTGATGTCATAACCAATGAAATCGACAAAGGGGAAGCCCCCGAAGCGGATTACTGGATTGGCTCAATGTCTTTGCCCTATTACATCTCATGCAGCCTACCTTATGTTAAAAGCCTATTTCCGATTACTACGAAAAAGATTGTCGGCTCAGAAGGTTATTTGGAAGCTACGCCTAGCAATATTCCTGCAAAGATTGGGGTGAACTGGGAAGCATCCGCTAAAAGCCTGTATTACATTAAATCGATTGACAGCCGTGAAATGCTCAATTTAGTGGGCGATAACTGTTATTCCCTAAACCCTAAGAGCGAAGGGCCATTTCACCCCCTACCTAACGATGGTTGGAAGAAGAACTGGATGAAAACCGCCCAACACATGAAAGCCTGTAAGGGCATTGTGACTGTGGATACGGGTACAGCCCACCTTGCAGGTGCATTAGGAATTAAGACCATTGTGCTTTTGCCTAAAGAAGAATTTGTATGCTGGCGTTGGAAAAACGGGCGTTGGTACGATTCGGTGGTGGCACTAAGACCCCATGAATACGACAAAGTGCCTGAGTTAATAAGGAGAATGTAATGGTTTGCCCTAAGTGTGGCTACTCTGAAAGTAACCATGTAGAAGCTAAGTCAGATAAAGAAAAGTACCTAGACTTTTGGGGATTTACGCTTGGTACGCCTGAAGCTGAAGAAGCATGGAAACAAAAGCAAGAAATGACCGCCAAAGAAGCCCCAATCGTTATGTCAGACATTGAGGGCTATGTATCTCAGGTCGATGGCACATGGATTAAAAGCCGTAGCCACCACAGAGAACACCTCAAACAGCACCGCATGATTGAGTTGGGCAACGATGTGCCAATTCAGCATAAGCCTGTGGAATTAAGTCGTAAAGAGCAAGAATCCCGTAAACGCAAGATTGCCGAGCTTGCTTACGCCAAACTAAATTATCGTTAAGGAGCAGACATGGCAGACCGCAGAGAGATGTTAGAAGCAGCTTTAGAAGATGTGCTTGAACCACAAGATGAGGGTAAACCCGTAGATACAGAGGTGGAAGATGA